TGTCGCCCGTCGAAGTTTACATGGCGCTTCGTCTCCAGCTCGAGGCGCAGCTCGGGAAAGAGCAGACGACGCGCGCGGGAACGATGATCCTCCTCGGCCAGATGGCGCTCGAGACGGGCCGGTTCAAGGAGACGATGAACTACAACTTCGGCGGCGTGAAGTGCGCCTCGACGTGGTCTGGGTGCTGGCAGCACTTCACCACGACCGAGCACGTCACCGAGGAGGAGGCGCAGGTCTACCTTGCCTCGGCTCCGAAGGGCTCGAAGGTCGAGCGCGTCGGAGAGGACGACAAAGGTCGAGTCATCCTCCGGTTTTCTGGCAATCATTCGGTGAACAAGTTCCGCGCCTTCGAGACGCTCGACGACGCCGTGCAGCACCACGTCACGTTCCTCCTCGGGAAGCGTTACCGCACGTCGGTCCTCCTCGCGATGGCAGGTCGCCCGGACGACTACGCCATCTCCCTCCGCTCGGCGGGCTACTACACCGGCGACGCGGGCAGCTACGCGCGCAACGTTCGCCTCCTCGCGCGCGAGTACGACGGGCAGATGCCGCCGGAGCCCGCTACGCCTCCTCCGCCCCCGCAGGAGCCCGCGCCACAGGCCGTGAGCCTTGCCGCTGCGGTTCCAGCGGAGGACGTGCCTACGCCGCCGAAGGCGCCTCCCGTCGCGCCGCTTCCGCAGATTGGCGTCGCCATGACGCGCGAAGAGCCGCGCCCCTGGTGGGTACGGCTCCTCGGCTGGCTCTTTCGATTGACGTCGGCGCGACGCTGATCAGTTGTCGATCATCAGGCAGAGCATCCCGATCATGGCGAGGATGCCGACGAAGACGTCGAAGATGAAGGCGCGGATCATCCCCTCGCGGGGCTCGGGCAGGTCGACGATGTAGCGTTTTGACATGGCGTTACTCTCGCACCTCGGCTTCGGTCGGGAAAAGTTTTTGGACACACTTTCCGCAGGCGATGGTCCCGAAGTGGCCGATCGCGAGGTAACACCACCCCGCAGGCCAAGCGACGCGGCGGCGCCGGTGATGCGGAACCTCCTCGGTCGGCACGTCACGCGTCGACCCGCACGACCCGCACTTCCATTCGGCAAAGCTACTCATCGGCTCCATCGTCCCTCTGCTATTTCATACACGGCGCCCCTGGTGCCGCTCAGCTTGTGAACGCGACCCGCGACGACGAGCCGGTCGATGATACGCGAGAGCGTCATCAGGTGATACCGTCGACCCGTCGCTCGGTCGATGTCGCAGCGACCTCGAGCTCCGCCTCGGATTGCATCGAGCACCTCTTCTTCGCGCGCGATGGTCTCCGCTTTTCGACTCGTGCACTTGTCGCACGATGACGCGCCGCGACGCGTGCAGAAGATGACGTTTTTCTCCGGCCTCGCGCTCTCCGCGCCGCAGCGAACGCAGCGAACGCGTAGGACGCGCGCCGACTGCTTCATGTTTGGCTCGCCCGCGTCGAGGATGAGTAGGTGACCGTGAACGTCGCCGACCTTGAAGGCCGGGTCGAACTTTGCGCGTGTCATATCGAGAGCCCCCTTCCAGCCCAGCAAAAGGCGCAACCTGCGCGTCGGTGTTTCGCGTACACGCGAACGCTTCGCTCGCGCAGCGTCTGCCTGTATCCGCAGACGGCGCAGACGACGCGCACGCGCCGATGGTCAGCGTAAGCGCTCGCGTCTCCTCCGTCGAGGATGCGGAGCGGCCCGACGACGTCGCCGATCGCGTACGCGGGCGGTCGGCGAAATCCTGCGGAAAAACGTGCGTCCTTCATGCTCCGGATTCCTTCACGATTCGTGACTGCGGCCCGACGACGAGTCGGTCCCAGCGGCGGAATCCGCCAGCGGCCCCGAACCTCGAGAGCTTCGAATCGAACGGGTGCGTGTGCAGCATATCTGGTTCCCTCGCATGTATCGATTGCTCGGCGTAGGCGAGCGCACACGGCGTTTTTGGGAGTCGAAGCGCCGAGAGGACGCGTAGCGGCGGGAGCGCGTGCAGAGGCGCCCAGGGGCCGCAGGATAGGCTCGTGATGACGACGTCGAGCTTCCACTGGTCGTGGTCTCGGAGCTCGCCGAAGGACGGCGAGCGCGCGATGATGGCGGGCACGCTTCGCCCGTCGGTCATCACGACGGTCGTCGCCTGCACGCTCCCGTGCGCGAACTCGAGCTCGATGTCGCCCTCGGTGTCGAGCGTCCAGACGCCGCCCGAGGTCTTGTGCCTGACGAGCCCAGCGGAGCGATCGAACTCCGGTGCGCGTCGAGCGCCTGCGGCGTACTCGACAGCGGTCTCCCAGTCCCAGGTTCGCGTTTTCGGAATGGCGAGCGCCCAGCCCTGGCGGAAGCCGCGGGCGAGGCGGATCGTCATGCGGGCGATGGTGTCGAGAGGGGTCACGCGCCACGCTCCCGCAGGTAGGCGACCTCGGCGTCGAAGACCTCGCGTGCGTACGCACAGAGCTCGGCCCACCGCTCGGCGAAGCGCGGCGAGTCGTAGCGCCACTCGCCCGGCTGCACGTCGCCGAGGCGCTTGATGACCGCCATCGCAGCGGCGCTCTTGCCGGCCCGCGCGAGGCGACCGCGCTTCGTGTCCTTGCGGAGCTGCGCGCCGTAGACGGGGCCGAGGGCCGCTTCCGCGGCTTGCTCGGCGATGCACATGGTTAGGATGCTCATGTCGTCGTTCCTTTCATCAACCGGCTTCCGCCGTGTTCCTTTCCGTATCTTTAAAGACAAACGAGCTAACGCGCAAGCCTCTTTTTCGCGAACGCGTCGATTTCTTCGCGAGCCTGCGCGAAGCCTCGACACACGAGCACCGTGTGACCGACGGAGCGCAGGTAAGCGTGCCAGTCGCGTTGTTCCGCGCTGACGCTTCCGCCCTCGGCGCGCTTCATCTCGATCCAGAGACTCCACGCGGGCACGAAGAGGTCCGGCACGCCAGCGGAGACGCCCTCGGCCTTTAGGCGTGCGCCGGTCGTCCGGCTGCGCTGCGAGCCGTTCGGAATCGCGAAGATGCGCACGCCGCCCTTCGTCACGAGCCCGTACGTCTGGCGGAACCAGCGGACGAGGTTGCGTTGCTCTTCGTGCTCGGTGGGCACTCTCAGAACGGAATCAACTGCGCCCACGACTCGCACTCGTTTGCCTGCTCGACGAACTCGCGCGGCGGGTTTGCTCCGAACACTTTGCATGATGCACCTTCCTCCCACTCGCCGCGGTGGGTCACGTAGTGGTCGCAGTTGAGGCAGCAGTGGGGCATCGCGGCTTGCCATTCCTGGATCGTCTTCAACTTCACCATTCGCGCCTCCTCATGTCCACAAATCGAGCGTTGTCCGGTCGGCGCTTGAACGTCACGAGCCGCGGCGGCTTCGCTTGGTTCATCGCAGCGGCGACGGCGTTTAGGTCGCCCTCGAGCGCCCACCCCGGCGAGACGCCTGCGCTCTGCGCGATGCTTGCCAGCGTTCGGCACGCCTTGTCGCCGGCGTAGCCTGGATGGCGCACCGTCAGGTACTCGTCGATGGGGGCGTCGGATAGGCTGCCGTAGTAGCGCACGCGGAGCATCTCGAGGCCGTTCGATGCGCTGACGTGGCGGCGCCACTCCCAGTCGGTGACGATGAGGTCGGAGCCGTCGCGCCCCATGATGTCGTCGTTTCTGAGCGCGAACTTCTTCTCGGGCGGCGGCGGGAACTCGAACTCGCACGAGGGGCAAACGCGGCACGTCGGGTGGACGAGTTCCCCGCACTCGTCGCAGACCTTCACCGGCGCTTCGCCGTCGCCTTCGCCCGCCTTGTCCGGCGGCTGCACGGCGGTGATGGGGCCGTGCGTGGCGACGACGCCAGCGAAGTCGAGGACGAGGCAGTGGTCGATGTGCGCCTTCGGGCGTAGTCCTCGGCCCGCCATCTGCACGTATAGGCTCGGCGAGAGCGTCGGGCGAAGCATCGCGATGAGGTCGATGTTCGGCGCGTCGAAGCCGGTCGTCAGCACGTTCGCGTTCGTGAGGGCGCGCAGCTCGCCGCGCTTAAACGCCGCGAGGACGCGCTGACGCTCGGCCTTCGGCGTCTCGCCCGTCACGCAGGCAGCGGCGACGCCTTGCGCCTCGAGGGCGTCGCAAACGTGGCGCGCGTGCTCGACGCCGCAGCAGAAGAAGAGCCACGAGCGGCGGTCGCCCGCGAGCGCGAGAACCTCGCGCACGACAGCGGCGTTCTTGTCGGCGGTGTCGACGGCGGCCTGAAGTTCGCTCTCGATGTACTCGCCGCCGCGCTTGTGCACGCCGGTCGTGTCGAGCTTCGCGTGCGTCACCTTCGATCGCAGCGGGGCAAGGTGGCCCTTGTGCACGAGCTCCTCGATGCTCACCGGTTCGATGAGGTCGGCGAAGAGCGCGGGCTCGTCGGTGATGAGGCCGTGCCCGAGGCGGTACGGCGTCGCGGTGAGCCCGACGACGCGGAGCGCGGGGTTGATGCGCGTGAGGTCGCCGATGAACGTGCGATAGCCTCCCTCGTCCTTGTGGCTCACGAGATGACACTCGTCGATGATCACGAGGTCGACGTGCCCAACCTCGGCGGCGCGCTTGCGGATCGACTGGATGCCCGCGAACGTGATGGGCTCGCCGAGCTCCTTCCGCCCGATGCTCGCCGAGTAGATGCCCATCGGGGCGCCGGGCCAGTGTTGCCTCATCTTCTCCGCGTTCTGCTCGATGAGCTCCTTGACGTGCGTGAGCATGAGGACGCGCGTTTCCGGCCAGCTCGTGAGCGCGTCGCGGCAGAGCGCGGCGACGATGTGCGACTTGCCCGCGCCGGTCGGGAGCACGAGGCACGGGTGCCCGCTCGGGTTCGCCTCGAACCACGCATACAGCTGGTCGATGGCGCGTTGCTGGTAGTCGCGCAATTGAACGGAGCCACTCACGCCAGGATCCTCCCGCCGAACTTCTCGCGCAGGCGCACCACGTCGGGGTCAACGCACGCCTTCGGGTTCGCGACGATCTCCGCCGAGCTGAATCCGTCGGGGCCGTTGACGACTTCGGCGCCGTCGATGCGAAAGACGATCGACCAGTCGCGCACGCCGACGAACTCGAAGGGCACGAGGTCGAAATGGAGCGCGTGGCAGTCGTGCGCCTCGCGCATCCAGTCGGTCGGCATCACGTTCTCGCCGTGCCGCGCACACGTCCACGTCGACTCGGGCGTGGCGGTCGAATGCGCGCAGGTTCGGCAGTTGATTTCCTTGACGACCTTCGAGCCGTGGCAGAGGTCGTGTGCCGAGCACCACTTGCACTCGTACCACGTCGGGTCCGTGCTGATGGGCGGCGGCATCTCGTCGGACGTCGCGATGCGCTGCCCGCGCTCGATGGCGCGCTCGGCGTGCTCGCGGTCGAAGCGCACGCGCTCGGTGTAGATGCGATCGTCGTCCTTGCAGACGGCGACGTAAAGGGCGCGGTCGACGCCGGTTCCGCGCATGTACACCTGCATCTGCGTGAAGTGCTTCGGCTGCGACTTCTCGACGCCTTCCTTCTCGACCGCTTCCCAGCTCTTCTTCGAGTGCGTCTTCACCTCGAGGACGTGCGCCTTCTTCGGGCTCTCCGGCACGCCTGCGGTAATGATGCCGTCGATTGACCCGCTGACGTGCGAGCCGAACTCGACGCGCGTCTGGTCAGCGCCCGTCGCGCGCACCTTCATGCCGACGGCGCGCAGGTCTTCGACGACCGTCTCTTCCTCGCGGTGCCCGCGGCGGAACACGCGCAGGATGCGACCGTCGAACTTCTCGCGCACCGCCCAGCGGAACGCGAGCCACAGCTTGCGCTCGCACTTCTCGCCGAGCGTCGAGGCGCCCATGTGCGGGCGAAAGCACTCCTTGTGCGATGCGCGCTTCGCCTCGTGCGCCGCGTCGATGAGGGCGACGGTGGTGTTCTGGGGTTCGGGGATCTTCATGGGTGCTTTTCCGCAATCAGCGTTGAAAGGCGCACGGCAGCCGACGCGATCGCCTTCGGTTCGATTGCGTAATCCACCGCCCACGAGTCGAATCGCGCCGCGATCACCGGCGCGGCGTTGTCCATCAGCAACGTTCCTTCGGTCGTGTTCTCAAGCATTTGCGCGCGGCGGCAAACGCTCGGATGGCATGTAATCCACACGCACCGCGTCTTCTGCGTCTCGGTGCTGAACCACCACGAAACGTAAGCCTCTTGCGCATCAACGTCTGCGCGGCACAGGTCGCATCGTATCGTCTTCATGTCTGCCTTCTCGTGCTAGGTGAAACAGCGAGGGCCGCCGACGAACGCCTTCCGGCGGAGGCCCTCACTTCTTTGCGCTACGCGCGGGTCACTTCGCCCACGGCGGCTTCGGCCCGGTCTTCGGCGATGCCTTCGCGGGTGCAGCCGCCGCAGGGGCAGGCGGCGCGGAGGACTCGAGGGACTTGTGCGCCTGCACCTCGTTCTGCGCGTCGTAGCCGTTCGAGGCTTCGCGGACCTTCAGCTTGACGCTGACGTTGTGCCCGAGGAGCTCGTCGGTGTCGTTGACGCGGGCTAGCCCGATGCACCTGCACAGCTCGGCGAGCTGCTCGCGACCGATGCTCTCGGCCTTCGGGTTTTCGTTCCTGACGTTATAGTTGCTCCAGACCTTGCGGCCTGCGCCGGTCGGACCGCTGATCGTGTACTCCACGCGGAGGTAGCTGCCGGTGCCGCTCTTCGTCGCCTTCACATCGGCGCCGGTGATGGATGCGGTGTACCA